TAATATAGTATACGTGAATGTAGTAACATGTTACTAAAAGCATTGCTAGTACTGTCACCGATAATTGTATTTGTATTTTGGGGGATCACGCACGCATATGCCTAAGAACAGACTGGAGCGAGAAGAGATCCTTAACCGTACAATGAAGCTGAAGAAGCAGTTGTACGATGGTACATACCAGCATAAGGGTGGTGAATGGCATGATGGTGCTCACACCATGCTGAACAAGTTGCTAGATATCATCCAAGAGTATCGTTACTAAATAGTGTCAGCCTGGGAAACTGATGTCTAACAATCCGTGCCACTTGAATCAAGTATCTAATAGAAATTTTCTTTCTATTGGTGGATTCCAACTGGTTCTGAATAGATGTCGTAAGGTAGATTTCTTGTGTAACAAGGCAAATCTGCCTGGTCTTTCTATGGGAAGTGCTAGACAGTCGAGTTACCTCAGAGATATTCCTGTCCCTGGTGATAAGATCCAGTACGAGGATCTAAGGGTAGACTTCATTGTCGATGAGAATATGGAGAACTACCACCAGATCTACAACTGGATGCGTGAACTCGGATACCCAGAAGATCTAGGTCAGTCCAAACTCGACAACCGTAGTGATGCTACGCTGCTGATTCTAAACAGCAGTCTTCAGGTTTCGGGTAAGGTAAAGTTTAGAGACGTATTTCCTGTGTCTTTGGAAGGTATTCCTTTTAACGCCACGATTCAGGATCAACAATATTTTACTGCTACGGCAGTGTTCAAATACACTATGTTTGATTTGATGGACATTGATGGAAAGGAAGTCTAGTTTTTCTCTGGAAGTTATCCAGGGAATGTGGGCAACCGATTCTGTTATCAATCCAGATGAACTGGACACAGAGTCGCTAAAGGTTCCCCAATTACACGCCAAATATTACGACCTATATAATACAACACTGTCACTGAAAAAGCAAGCAGAGACTGTGTTTTCAGGTATTCTACTGGAACGTCGTAAGTATTATTCGGGGAAGGCGGATTCACAGATCTATATCGACGAACCGTTTCCTTACAAAGTAAGAGACAAAGCAGAGTTGCAACTGTATCTTGACGCTGACGAGCGGATGCAGAAAGCAAAACTCAAAATTGAGTATTACGACATTATGCTTAAGTATCTCGAAGAGGTGCTAAAGCAAATTACCAATAGAACCTACCAAATCAAAAACGCCATCGAATGGCGTAGGTTTAGTGCTGGTTATGGCTGATCTGGTTATTAGAAAAAAGAATGAGGTTTATCTAACGGTTGAGTGTGACCCACACATTCAGCATGAACTACAAGATCAGTTTACGTTTGATGTTCCCAATGCGAAGTTTATGCCTCAGTACCGTAGCAGGTATTGGGACGGAAAGATTCGTCTGTTTAACATTGAGAAGAAAGAAATATATTGTGGGTTGATTGATAAACTACAAGTATTTTGTCAGCGATACGGATATACATTTGAGTTTGAGAGTAATAAGTTCTACGGTCTCCCATACGAGGAGAACGAGATGGTGTCCCAGGAAGGGGTCCAGGACTACCTACAACGCATCACATCGTTTAAACCTAGGGAATACCAGGTAGAAGGTGTTTATGACGCTCTGAGGCGCAACAGACGCCTTCTGATCAGTCCTACGGGTTCTGGCAAGTCTCTGATGATCTACGGCGTTTGTAGGTACCATGTAGAGCAGTCTAGGAAGGTCTTGATTGTTGTTCCTACCACATCCCTGGTGGAGCAGATGTACAAGGACTTTGAGGATTACGGTTGGAACGCACAGCAACATTGCTATAAGATCTATGGGGGCAAGACGAGAATTGCCAAGAAAGATGTTGTCATCAGTACCTGGCAGTCTATCTACAAGATGGATCGTAAGTGGTTTGGTCAGTTCGATGTCATTATCGGGGACGAGGCACATCAATTTAAATCTAAATCCCTTATCAGCATCATGTCTAAACTCGCAGATGCGAAGTATAGATATGGATTCACTGGAACCCTTGACGGCACACAGACTCACAAGTGGGTGCTAGAAGGTCTGTTCGGACCATCGTATAAGATCATCAACACCAAGGACCTACAGGAGGCAGGGTATCTTGCCAAACTGAATATCAAGGTTCTGCTGATGAAGCATGATCCACAGATCTTTGAGACCTATGAAGACGAAGTGCAGTTTATCATTGGTCATGAGAAGAGGAATAGATTCATTAAGAACCTTGCTCATGACTTAAAGGGTAACACGCTGATCCTGTTTAGTCGGGTTGCCGCACATGGTGAGGGTTTATATGACCTCATAAATACAGACAGTAGGAAGGTATTCTTTGTCCATGGTGGCGTAGACACTGAGGAACGAGAAACAGTCCGACAGATTACCGAGCAAGAACAAGACGCTATCATCATTGCGTCATTCGGAACGTTCTCCACCGGTATCAATATCAAAAATCTTCACAACGTAATTTTCTCATCACCGAGTAAGTCAAGGATCCGTACTCTACAGTCTATCGGTAGAGTCTTGCGAAAGAGTGAGAATAAATTAAAAGCAACACTTTACGACATCGCCGATGATTGTAAGAAGGGGTCTAGAAGTAACTACACTCTGAACCACCTTGTAGAAAGAATCAAGTACTACAACGAAGAGAAGTTCAACTATGACATCATCTCAATCAAAATCTGATAATCCGTATGATGAGTTCTACGCTAGTATTAAACTAGTGTCGGGTGAAGAGATCCTGGCAATGGTAGTTGTAGACAATACTGATAAAGAAACACCAGAAACAATCGTTATTGATAATCCTGTTATCTGTAAAGAGATTCGTGCCAATGGCACGAATATACCCATGGGGTATAAGTTTGAACCTTGGATGAAATTAACTGATGATGAAACTTATGTCTTACCCATGTCTAAAGTGATTACGATCTCACAGATCTCATCTCCAGAGATAGTAGAAACTTATAAGTCAGTAATCGATTATGGTTTTGATGTAGGTCATCCTGACCTTACTAAAGAGATGGGATATGTTTCTACGGTAGATAAAGCAAGAGATCTCCTAGAGAAACTCTATAAGTCTTGAAGCTAATCCACACCCCTTGAACGGGAACAGAGTAATCATACACACATTTGCCGATCTTGTCAAGCTATGCTATAATGTATACAGAATAGTACATTACATGGTCCGTAAAAGATCAGAACACTATGTAAACAATAAGGAGTTTCTTGCTGCCATCATTGAGTACAAGAAGTCCATTAGAGACGCTGAAGCAGCAGGTGAACCTAAACCAAGGATCACAAACTACCTCGGTGAATGCTTTCTGAAGATTGCTACTCACTTGTCTTACAAACCAAACTTCGTCAACTACATGTTCAAGGATGACATGATCTGTGACGGAATTGAGAACTGTGTTCAGTATATCAATAACTTTGATCCTGAGAAGTCTAGCAATCCCTTTGCTTACTTCACCCAAATTATCCACTATGCTTTCCTCCGTCGTATCCAGAAGGAGAAAAAGCAACTAGAGATTAGACAAAAGATTATCGAAAGATCTGGATTTGACGAAGTATTCGTCGCAGACGAATCCGATAAGTCATCTGAGTACAACCAAATCAAAGACGCCGTACAGTATCGCCTTAACCGTTAATGGAACATCCCGAGATTGCTGAATACGAATGGATTGATGATTGTTTCCGTGTATGGGAAACTCGGTTTGGTCTGTGGTCAAGCGAAACTAAAGAAGGTCGTGCGATGCTAACTGGACTTACCAGAGAAGCAGTCGTCGATATGACACGTTGGCACCTTAAGTGTGAGCAGGAAGGTTGGCCTGAAGGATCTGTACGTGTAATCAATAATGGAGTCGTTGGTGGTAAACTATGAAGGTTGCGATCATCACGGACCAGCACTTCGGGTTTAAGAAGGGTTCCAAACTATTTCATGAATACTTTCAGAAGTTCTACGAGGAAGTCTTTTTTCCAACGTTGCAGGAACGTGGTATCACAACTGTCATCGACATGGGAGATACTTTCGATAGTCGTAAGGGTATCGATCTATATTCTCTGGATTGGGCGCAAAGAAATTATTTTGACCGTATCCGAGATCTTGGCATTACCCTTCACTCCGTGGTCGGTAATCACACCGCATTCTACAAGAATACTAACGAAGTCAATACTATCGATCTGCTTCTACGAGAGTACGATAACGTCAATACTATCACTGAATGTACGGACATAGACATTGACGGTTGTAGCATCTGTATGGTCCCTTGGATTAACTCCGATAACTCGGAGTATACATACAGGAAGATTCGTGAGTCTGCCGCTAAGGTTGCCATGGGTCACCTAGAACTCAATGGGTTCTATGCTCACCATGGATACACAATGGAAGATGGCGATGACATCCAACCATATCAAAAATTCGATCGGGTCTTCTCAGGTCATTATCACACCAGATCATCTGACGGTAGGATTTTCTACCTCGGGAACCCTTACGAAATGTTCTGGAATGACGTGGGTGATCCACGAGGATTCCACATCTTCGACACAGAAACCTACGAACTAGAAACGATCAACAATCCGTTTCAGATGTTCAGGGTCATCAAATACGATGACACTCCTAGACAACTGTTTAAGTTTGCTGAGTACAAGGACAAGATTGTCAAGTTAATCGTTGTCAATAAGTCTAGTCAGAAAGAGTATGACAGGTTTGTAGATGCCCTGTCTGCTGCTAACCCTTATGATCTGAAGATCATCGAGAAGACCTCTGAGATGGACTTTGGAGAAGACGCTGCTGAGCAGACAGAAGACACACTGACGCTGCTTGACAAGTTTGTTGATGAGTTGGAAACTGACCTAAGTAAGGCAAAGATCAAGAGTCTTGTCAAGGACTTGTATAGGCAAGCATGTGAGGTAATGTAATGTTTATTATCACTATCGAAGGCATGGAGGACGAAGGTGCCTTTGCCGTCAAGGACGCTGTAGGTGACAAGGTTGTGTTCCTCTTTGAGGAAGAAGACGATGCCATGAGGTATGCTATCCAACTCGAAGCATCTGGTACAATGGACATGACCGTTGTGGAGGTTGGTGATGCCATCGCAATCGGGGCTTGCGAAAAAGCAGGAATCAAGTATACTATTATCACCAAAGATGACATTGTAGTTCCACCACCTGACGATGATGACTGAAGTTGACTTCGAAACTTTCCATGCCAGTTTTGATGATTACATGGAAAGAGTCGAGAATGGTGAAACTTTTTTGATTCGCCTAGAAGATGGACGGGCAGTTGTTGCCGCTCCTGCTAGTATGATTGAACCAGAGAATGATTGAGTTCCAAACTATTCGTTATAAAAACTTTTTGTCTTCGGGCAACCAATTCACAGAGATCAAGTTAAACGACGTAAAGAATACCGTCATCATCGGTCAGAATGGTGCTGGTAAATCTACGTTGCTTGATGCTCTGTGTTTTTCATTGTTTAACAAACCCTTTCGTAAGATCAACAAAGGGCAGATCATCAACTCACAGAATGAGAAAGACTGTGTAGTTGAGATTGAGTTTGCTGTCAATAGCACACAATACAAAGTTGTCCGTGGTATCAAACCAGCAGTCTTTACAATCACACGTAACGGAAACAAACTTCATGAAGATGCTGATGCTAAGGATCAACAGAAGTATCTGGAAGGACAAATACTCAAACTCAATTACAAATCCTTTACCCAAATTGTTATTCTTGGGTCTGCTTCTTTCGTCCCCTTTATGCAGTTATCTGCTGCACACCGTAGAGAGGTCATAGAAGACCTCCTAGACATCTCTGTGTTCTCTTCCATGTCTGACCTCCTAAAGGCACGGATAAAGGACTCCAAGGACCGCCTGAGGACCCTGGACTTGAAAAAAGAAGGCATTGCTGATAAAATAGTCATGCAACAGAACTTCATTAAGTCAACGGAGGAATCAGGTCAGAATGATATCCAAGATAAACAGAACCAAATTTTGGATCTCGATTCCGAAGTTGCGAAGCACCAAAAGCGTGTTGAGACACTCCTCACTGGTGTCAAAACCAAGGAGGACGAAGCAGCAGACTATGGCAATGCTTCAGAGACGCTTAGAAAACTGGGAAAATTCCTCGGAAAGATCCAGTCAAAGAAATCTCACGCAAGTGATACTCTAAGTTTCTTTAATGAAAATTCGGTATGCCCTACCTGCACTCAAACCATAGAGGAAGAGTTTCGGGTAAATAAAACTGTACAGCTCCAGCAGTCAGTCGCCAAATTTGATGACAACCTCAAGGAACTTGAGGATGCTATCAAGGCGGAGGAAAGCAGAGAACGCAAGTTCACTGCACTGCAAAGGGAGATTACTCAACTCTCGAATGAGGTTTCTCAAACAAACGTTCAGATATCTGAATCTAATAAGTTACGGTCAAGACTGGAACGTGAAGTTCAAACTCTTACCGATCGAATCGAGGACAGAAATTCTGAACATGAGAAGTTAAGTCAGTACAAGGGACAACTAAAGAGCATATTACAAGACCACGAAACGCTGAAAGAAGACTATAACTATAGTCTCCAAGCTAGTGTGCTTCTTAAGGATGACGG